AAACATAATGCGCCACCATTCACCGACCTGTTCAATCATTGCGATGTCATCAAAAGCTGAAACCATTTCAGGCTTAACGAGTTCAGGGTTACGGGTTGACATTACCTGTATACAATACAAAGTGTCTGTCTGAGCGGATAAATGTAGCGTTAAAAATAATGCTGCGAGTGTGAGTAAGTTTTTCATGTTATTAAGTTTTTGTTGTTAATAATCGTCTTAACGAAATCAAAGATACAACCCTTTTTTATATTTCCAAACAATTATTAAAAATAATTTGAATTTTTTTAAAAAAATATAAATTTTAGGTTAGTCTAAAAAGTAATTTTGACCACATGAAAACAAAATACAACTATAAAGCGGAAGCTAAAACTATAAATATAGATGGTGAGATCGATAACTTTTGGGGTGTCGGTCTTTCTGCATTACGATATGACCTTCAAGATGCTGAAGACTTAACTATCTACATAAATTCAGGCGGTGGTTCTGTTACCGAAGGCTTTGCAATAGCCGATACATTAAGACTACATGGTGAAAAGTACAACGTTGAAATAATTGGCGTTGGCATCGTTGCATCAATTGCCACAATGATATTATCAGCAGGTTCTAAAGGTAGCCGTAAAATGACAGAAAACAGCTTTTTGATGATTCACAACCCTTATGCAGGTATAGTAGGTGAAAGCAAAGAGTTAAGAAGTACGGCTAACACGCTTGATGCGATGAGAGAAAGACTTATTGAAAATTATATGCAGGTGATCACGTCAAACGGAAAGACAACGAGTCGTGAACAGATAGAAGCATGGATGAATGAAGAAAAGTTTTTCAGCGCACAGGAAGCCTTAGAAGTTGGTCTTATTGATGGTATTGTTTCGGCTGTTGATTATGTGACACCTGAAAACGTTAAAGACGTAGAAGAGCAAATTAAAGGCTATCAGAGACCACCTGTGGCTTTAATGAACATGATAAAAGAAGCAAAATCTATGACTGAAGAATTTACTAAAGAAGAAACAAACATCTTTACAAAGTTTGTTAATTGGCTTTCTAAGCAATTTGGCAATAGTGTCATGGCTGAGAAACATGAAGAAGAAGAAATGGTCTCAATGTGTGAAACTTGCAATTCTGAGACCTGCAATTGTAATAATATTGATAACATGAAAAATTCCGATACAATGGAAAAAGAAGAATTGATCAAAAAACTTTCTGAAATCGGGTATGAATTAGAGCCTGAAAAAGAGAAAGAAGAAATGTCAGAAGAAGAACTTCTTAAAATGGCTGAAGAAATGGGTTTAAAACCTATGAAAAAAGCTATGAAAGAAGAAGAAAAGTCTGAGATGAAAGAAGAAAAAGTCGAAGAGGTTGAAGAAGAGGAAGAGGTAATGGCAGAAAACAAATTTGAAGCAATGCTTAAAGCTCAGGCTGAAGAAATTGCACGTTTGAAAGCTGCACAATCAAGTCCTAAAATTAACACAGAGACTAAAGTCGAAAACAAAAACAAAACTCGCTCAGAATTGGCAGCTGAAAAGTTAGCCCTTGAGAGTGAAAACATTCTTAACAGCTGGGGTGAGAAATACTTCAACTAATTATTAAAAATTAAAAATTCAAAAAAATGGCTATTGTAACTCAAAAGCAATTTCAAAATAGAAAGACTAACCCGTTTGCTATTAACAAAGGTGGTTTGAAACAGGTTGGAATTGCAGCTACTAACAATGATGAAAATCTTTTAGCTTTTCAGTCTGTTATTGCCGCAGGTGGTAATACAGTTACTTTCAAAGTTGCAAGTGGTAACGCTGCTGACTTTAAATTTATTAAGTTTTACGTTCAAGATAGCAATGGTAATGTCGCTTTAGGTCTTTATGCTGGTGGTGATGTTGTTGTTGATACAACTGCTATCTCAAAACTACCTACAGGTGAAAACACAGATGTAAAATTTGGTGTTTATGCTGAACTTCTTACAGGTGGTTCTTTAGGAGATGGTTCTAAATGTACTGATTACTATATTCCAGTATCTGCTGGTGCTATGGTTGCAGGTGCTACTTACAACACTTTAGACTATCTTAACAGCAATGAAGGTGGCGCACAAATCGACATCACTGCTGCTTACGATGGTGGAACAACTACAACTACTGTAGACGTTGTTGCTCTTGCTGCTGCTGGTCTTGACATCGATGTATTACTTGATGGTGTTTCAATCGGAACGGCTACACTTGATGCTAACGGAGAAGCAACCGTAACAGATGTTGCTGTTGTTGGTGCAGGTGCGCATACTGTTAAAGTTGTTGTAACTTCTGCTGGTGCGCTTGATAACAACTTCGCTGAAATTACGCTTACTGTTTAATCTTTGCATATAATTCGGGCGGCTCTGGAGGTGTCGCCCACTTTTTAAAACAATTCAAACAATAATAAAATGATTATTCAAAATAATGGTGTTTTGAGCTTAGATGCTCAGACTTCTATCGACCTAATCATGGAGCCTGTTATACAAGATCCATCGATTGCTGAAAGCTTTATGATTTTTCCTAAATTGTACGCTGGTGAGGTTAAACTTGCTCTTATCAAACAAATGGAGAAAATCGTTACTGCTGCGACTGCTTGCGCTCCTACTTACAAGGGTGCTGTTGACATTACAGAAAGAACTATTACACCTAAAAAACTTCAGTTTGGTGTTAAAATCTGTTATGACGAGTTTCAGTACACTCAGTATGACAACCTTGCTTCTATTAAAGCTCAGGGTGGTGCTACTTATTCTCAGGAATTGGTTAACCTTTTAACAGGTCAAATCAAAACTGCTCTTTCTTTAGATGTTGATCGCCTTGCATGGTGGGGTGATGTAACAAGCACAGATGCTGACTATAGCCTTGTTAATGGTATTTGGTCTTATATTCCTAACTTAGTTGCAACTTCTCAAGTTGGTCAGTATGTAAACACAGGTTCAGGTGGTGCTATCACTAACGCTGCTGCTTACAACTTCTTACAAGATGTTGTTCTTAACGCTCCAGCTGTATTGAGACAATTCGCACCAGCTGAGAAAAGAATTCACATTGCAGGTTCTATGTGGATCAAGATTCTTAGATACTTACAAGATAACGCAATTTCTAACGGTTACATCAACGTATTTGCTCAGCCATTACCTGGTAACATTGCAGGTTCTTTCATGGGCATTCCTGTAGTAGTTCAAGACAGATGGGATTCAGTTCTTGCAGCTGATTTCGGTCTTTCTGAGCAGCACAGAATACTTTACACAGTTAAAAATAACCTTGTTGTTGGTACTGACCTAAGAATGAACGCAGCAGGTTCTCAGGCATTCGTTAAAATTTACGAAGATCCTAACACAGACGAGCTTAAAATGCGCGGTAACTTTGCATTTGACACTAACTATGCATTGCCTCAGCTTATCTCTGTAGCTTACTAATATAGTTCATAATTAAGTGGTTCTTTGGGGGGTGTAAAATCCCCCCTTATCTAAAAACAAAAATAATTCAATAATAATATGGGACAAATTACAGCAGGTTTAGCAGGTTTCGATTGTTCTACCATATGCGCTGGTGGTATTAAGCGTTTGTGGTTAACTAATCGTGATGATATTGCTACTATCACCTACGGTGTTGATGGCGAAGTTACTGCTATCACAATGGTTGTAGGACCGCCAGCAGGCGTTTTCTACGAAGTAAAACTTAAGACTAATACTAAGCAACTTATCGAGCAGTTTAATGTTACTGAAGATGGTTGCGGTGTGACTATTACACAGACTTTCACAGGTATCGCTCCTTGTTTCTCTCAAGATACAAGAAAATTCTTACAAGAAGTTGCTGCACAATCTTGTTGTGGCATGGCTGTTATTCACGAAGAGAATAGTGGCTTTGTAGGTATTTGGGGATTGATTGATGACCTACCAGTAAGACTTGGTGGTGGTACTCAAACTGATACAGGTGCTAACTTAACAGACCCTAACCAAGTAACGCTTGAGCTTGTTTGTAACACAATTGCAAACGGTCAAAAGACAGAATTTACTCCTGGCGTTGTTGGTATACCAGTATAGGTTTTCATTTCATTTGATTTGCCCCTTCTTACGGGAGGGGGTTTTTTATAATTTTAAACCACAGAATTATGGCAAAGCAAATTAAAATACAGTTCAGAGATGCAGCTCACACAGAAGGCGTTCTTTTATTAGATAAAAAAAATATGCAGATTGTACCTGTGTCTCAATTAGAAGCCGATCAGCTTAAAAACTACATTAAGGCTAACTTAGTCGGTCCTGATGCACGTCTTACAAAAGAGAATCAAAAAAATTTATTAAGATATTTCAAAAATAGTATCGAAGAATTAACTAAATTTGTAGAGAATAGTGAAGTGACAGACAGCATCGATAAACCTGAAGCAGAAGCGTAAAAAAATATGCGAAATTTAAAGACTAAAAGGGCAGGTAAAAAGTACAGCAATAGTTTATATCAGTCTATTGATACTAACTATGACAAAGTTGTACTACCTCAAGACGTTTATAGAGAAAGTAGTAGTACTACTAAAAACTTATTCGGTGTTTATGACTACCTGCCATTCATAGAGGTCGGAGAATTAGAGCATTTAAACGCACTCATTACTAATAGTGCATCAGCACAATCTATACTAAGCAAATTAGCAACTTATACAGTCGGTGAAGGTTTCTATGTAAAGCCTTATAAAACTGTCTTAGGTGACAAACAGAGCATTGACCTAACCGATGAGCAAAAGACTATTTTATATAAAGTATTAACTCGTAAAAATACGCAGAATGATGACATTTTAGAAGTGTGTAAAAAAGCTGCTTTTGATTATTCTGCATTTGGTAACACATTCGCCCAGCTTGATATAGTAGAAAGTTCGGGCGGTTCTTTTGTTTTCTGCACTCACAAACAAGCTAATTTTGTAAGACCTTTCAGATCACTTGATTTAATAACTCGCTTTTATGGTGTGTCTTTAGATTGGGCATCGATACCTTTATACTTACAAAACTCTACAGGTCTAACACAAAGACAAAGAGAAGAGGCAATCAGAACAAGACAGTTAGTCGCTGATGTACACAATATAAATACTTATCCTAACTTTGAAGGAGAAGATATAAAAAGTTCAATGCTACACATTAAAAACTATAACCCACAAATGTACTTTTGGGGCTTACCTGATTGGGTAGCCTCAAAGCATTGGGTAGAGTTAGAATATCGCATTGCAAAGTTTAACGTTTCACGCTTTAAAAATGGCTTAACGCCTTCAGGCTTATTACAAATATTTGCAGACATACCTGATGAAGAAAGAGAGTTGTATCTTCAGAATATGAGAGATAAGATGATTAACACAGGTAATGATTTTAAAGTAATTTTTCAAATTTTGTCTAACCCTGAAATGAAAGCTAACTGGCAGCCATTTGAACAAAGTTCAAGCGGTTACTTCATGGAATTAGCTACCCTTTGTAAAGAGTTTATATCTATCGGTTTCTCTTTCCCATTATCGTTAATGCAAGCCACATCTGGACAGCTTGGTAATAATCAGCAAATCAGATCAGAGTTTGAAATTCTTTATAATACTAAAATATATGCTATTCAAGAGGCTATCATTGCGGGCATTGTTAAACCTTATCTTGAGACAGTTGCAGAAAATGAAGGATTTGATTTTTTGAAAGACGTTGAGCTTGGCTTTAAAAACATTGTTCCTGTTTCTTTTGCTGGTGACATGACAATTGACAACTTATTGACAGTTAACGAAGGGCGTGAGATACTCGGATACGAAGAGCGTGATGGTGGCGATATGGTTATCGGTGAGCGTGAGGCTGTAGTTGATGCAACAGTTGAAGAAGAGCCACAACAAAATGGTATAGTTAACAGAATCTTTAAAATATTTAGAAGGTAGATATGGCAAGTTTAATGAAACCTCAGGAAATAGTTAATCAGGGCATTGTTAAAGTAGGTCCACAAGATACTCGCTTTGATGCTGCGCTATTATCTGCACATTTAGACACATCAGAACGCAAATATGTTCGTGATGCTATCGGCTCAGATTTTTATGAAACACTTAAAACGCTTAGAAATGCTGCTACTATTAACTATAATGCTTCTCTTGGACCAATTGTAACGATGTTTCCGACAGAGGCTGATCTTGAAAACTTATTTATCAATGAAAAGCTTTACGATTTATTAGTTTATGGTGCTATCTGTGAGGCTTTACCATCGATTCATTTTAAGGTAAGTAGTACAGGCGTAAATGTTAATACACCAAATTATGCTGTTTCTGCTGGTGCTAACGATATGCGTTATCTTCAAGACAGATATAAAGAAAATATAAGATTTTTGACTGAAGAAGTCAGAAACTACCTATGTAAAAATTCGACATTATTTACCCCTTTTAACTTTGATACGACACTTTTCTGTGATGAGTGTAGCAATATAAAAACAAATTCTAAATTTTCAACACTACCAATATTTTACTCATGATTTACGATAAATTAAAAGTATATAATGATGGCGGAATGATAGTATTTCAAGATAATACTGCATCAATTCCGTTTTTATCTGAGCCTAAGGGCAGCGTAAGAATAAGACCATTCGGTGCTAATGGCTTTAGTTTTGAATACCTTGTTAACGGTGAGCCTATCGGATCAGTCAACAATTATGATGATGTTCTCGATAGTTCAGGCGTTGTATATGGTGCATCACAATTGGCTGTCTTAACTGCGCTGAATTCTTTTTTTTTTGAGTTAGGCGGTGGTGACTTAGATGCAGTTTTAACGGCTGGCAATAATGCAGGTGCTAACGATATAGACCTTAACAATAATGATTTACTTAATACTGATAAGATTGATTTTAACCTTGCGACAACCGATACGGCGGGCGTAGGTCAAATTATTTGGAATGATGAAGATGGCACTTTAGACTTAGGCTTAAAAGGTGGAAATGTTACTTTGCAGGTAGGTCAAGAGGAAGTAGTAAGAGTTGTAAATAAGACAGGTGGTAACCTTTTAGAAGCACAATATAAAGCCGTTAGAATTAGAACAAAAGCCGAAGGTGGTGCGCAAGGTCAGAGGCTTGCAGTTGTTTTGGCACAGGCTGACACAGGCGCAAATCATAGTGGAATTATCGGTCTTGTTACTGAAAATATTGATAATAATCAAGAAGGGTTTATTACTACTTTTGGCTATGTCAGAAATATTAACACTACAGGTAATTTACAGTTAGAAAGTTGGTCTGATGGCGATGCGCTTTGGTTATCTGAAACTAACCCAGGCGGATTAACAAATATAGAACCATCAAATCACCCTGTTCAGATTGGTTGGGTAACATACTCAAACGCAAATAACGGAAAGATATTTGTTAAGGTTCAGGAAGGTGTTGATGAGCTGCATGAATTACATGATGTAACTATAACAAGCGAAGAAAAGGGTGACACTTTAGAGTACGATGGTTCGAAATGGGTTAATAGTGGCATTGTTTACACTATCGAGTTAATTGATGCTTTGACAGTTGATTTTTACGCACCATACGACCTTAAAATAAATAGTGTGACTGATATATTAAACAGCCCTACAACGACTATAGAAGACGATGGTGTGCCTTATACGTTAACAAATACTATTTTAGCAGGAAGCAAGGTGACTGTGACAGTAGATACTGCTGCGGTTGTTAATCTTAATATTACAAAAGCGTAATTTATGAAAAATTACATAAAAGCTGGAGGTAGTTCTAAAATTGGGAACTATATTAAAGCAGTTGCAAGTGGTCCTTTATTAGACCCTGATGCAGCGGCATTTTTAACGGCAGCATCTATAACTGATAACACTCAGAAAACTGCTATCAACAATTTGGTAGTTAATTTGAAGGCTGCAGGAA